CTGAGATGAGATTACTGGGTATTACCCCGAATACTTATTTTGTTTTAAGTATTCCCCGGAATAAATTCTTAGGAAGAATTTTTGTAATTTTTGATCTAACTCTGAAAGATCGAAAGGAGTACTAAGCAGAGATCAACGGTAGTTAGCAACTACCTGGGTGACCAGCTACCTGTAAACTGAACGCTGAAGAATAATATTAACTAAACAATGAAAAATCTAACATACAACATAACTGTTAAGCTATGTCAGTTAGTCTTTCCAAATGTTCAAGTTAAAAATTATATCAACCCATTCTTTAAAATTATAACAAATCTTATAAGAACTCAAGGTTTAATAAAAACTGTTAAGTTCCTAAAGACTTGTAGACTACATTGTACTAGGTACATATGTGGACAACCATTAATGGTTAATAATTTAAAGATTGGAATTGATCCTTCAGGTTGACCAAAAATTCTTTCTTTCCTAAAACCTCTTAGTGAAGGTTCATTGGAAGAGAGGAAGTTTCTGATGACACTTCTTTCTCTTTCTAGAACCTTTACTTTGAATGTTCAAGAAAGGAAGAATCTGAAACCTGATTACGATTCAATTACAAAGCCAGGAAGTATTAAGAAAATAATACCAACAGGTTTTATAACGGAATTTGTAAAAAGGTATAACTTAAAATGTGAACACCCTACATTTGATCAGTATAAAAATATATACATATCAAATAAGGCAGGTCCACACGGGAAGGCAACACTATCCGCTATGGATAGCTTACTTTCCTATAGTTATCCATTAATGCAGGCAATATTTAATATTACCGACAGTAATGGTTCAGATTATTTCTCAAAATCTTATTCCTATGCTTGGAATAAGGATTTAGGTTTGAAAAATAAAGGTTTAGGTAAACTATCCTTTATCTTTGAACCTGAGTGTAAGATAAGAATAGTTGCTATAGTTGATTACTATACACAGCTATATCTTAAACCTATAAGTGAAATGATATTTAGTAAACTAAGTAACATCCCACAAGATAGGACTTTTACACAAAATCCTTTCCATACATGGAAAGATGATGGAAATAAGTTTTGATCACTCGATCTTTCATCAGCCACTGATAGATATCCTATCACACTTCAAAGACGGTTACTAGAAAAAGTATTTAGTGACCGACTTGCGAAGAGTTGAGAGTATATTCTATCAACAAGAGAATTTAGAACACCAGAGGGTCAAACAGTCAAACATGCTGTTGGACAACCAATGGGTTCTTATTCTTCTTGAGCTGCCTTTACTCTAACCCACCATCTAGTAGTACAATGATGTGCTAAACTAGAAGGTTACGATAATTTTTCAGACTATATATTATTAGGTGATGATATCGTTATAAAAAACGATGCCGTTGCTAAAAGGTATATAGAGTGAACAGGTTATCTAGGAGTTGACATCTCTTTACATAAAACACATGTATCAGAAGATACATATGAATTTGCAAAGAGGTGAATAAGTAAAGGAAAAGAAATAACTGGATTACCAATGAATGGAATTATTGAGAATATCAATAATCCCTTCATAGTAATGGTTAATCTTTATGACTTTTTCAAAGTTAAAAGAAATTACCTAGGTTCTACTAAGAACTTATTCCAAATTGTTTCTTCACTTTACAAAGGATTGAATAAAAGATTTATTAAATTTAATAATTCTAAATTCAAGATGAAAGTGAAAATCTTCCATGCGTCACTAGATTTCGCTTTTGGATATTCAACAAATGATTCACTACGTGAACTATTGTGTTTGAATATAACAAATGAAAACTATGTGATCCCAAATGATAATTTAATTCATCAAATATATGATGATGTTATCAAAATGGGACTTGGAAGAACCGTTGAAAAGGGGATACATAATTTATCAGGTATATCAAAAAAGATTATTGAAAACAAATCAATAGTTCTTGATGATATAAATGAAATAAATAATTATCCCATTTTCAAAGGGATCATAAACCATATTAATAGGTACAAAGAAACTGTTAAAACATGAGACAGTGATGTCAAAAGTTTTAGACAGAAATCTAAAGACTTATTAATGTTAGATATTGACAGTGTATTCAGCAAGGAGAGAAACAAAACTCTCGAATTACTAAATACAGGAAAAATATTTAACCTTGGTTTTAGCAAGATAAATCAGTTGGACGAGATATACTATGGTTCAGCAACAGTTGAATCCACGTATACTTATTCAAAGGATTTATTCAATCTAATCCAAGATGGTTATGGTATAGATTTATCTAAACTTGAACAATTGGACCAAGGTCTGTACAAACCTCCTGTTGAGAAAACTCAACAAGATGTTGCAGACGCTTGAGCAAAGTTCTTTGCTTAGACTAACCCATAGTCCTGTTAATTCAGGG